AGGCTATCCAGAATATCGTTGCCCTGCTTGCTGCGGCGTGATGTTAGCTGCCAGAATGTTGAAGCATTCTTGTTTACAATCTCTGACCTAAGAATCTAAAGGGATGGTCAACCCGATGGGCGCTTGTTCGCGATTCCCTCCGCAATGCGCAGTGTGTGTTCGCATAGATTCTGGCTGTCAACGAAGGCGCGGCATTCCGGGCAGAAGAATCCGCGCATGTGTACACACGCGGTCTCCGGGCCGGTACAGTACTTCTTGCAATCTCGACACCAAAAGCCGTCAGACGGGCTTCGAAACCCGCGCACCACGAAGCGGCCGGCAACATAAAGCACGAGAGGCGGTACAAAACCCACAAGAAGCCACAGACCCACTTCATCAGACCCTCGCGCACTCATGGACCCGACTAAGCAGAATGCTGCCCAAGTTCCAGCCAGCACCCAAAAAATGCGCTTAAATCCGCGGTCCCAGTTCATCGCTCCTGATTCTCCCGCGTCCCCTTGTCATATTTTTCCGGCAGGCTTGCAGACGCCGCTACCGTGAGAAATACAAACAACACGTAGAGCCGTTGGAAGCCGACACCGTAATTCATGGGCTGAATCATAACAGAAATGGGAATCTACGCTGGAGTCTGTCAGGCAACGGGGCCGTTTGACCACATCAAATGGAACGTGCTCTGCAAATCGCTCCGCCAGCTGTTCCTCGCGGCGGGGATCAGGCAAACGGCATATAGGCACCCTCCCGGTGTCTGGGTTGAACGGGGCCGGGTTTCTTGAGGACCATCGTTGACATGATTCGCCGGCCGCTCACGATCAGATAGCGCGTCGCGTCCATCAGATGATCATTACGCTTCACGATCTTGCCGGAGCCCTTGTCATCGCGGTGATAGTTGCGAAATTCTCGGAACCAGTTCCCGCAACTCGCCATCACCTTCAGGCGTCCCGATACGAGAAGCTGCCAAACTTCTGTGATGCCCGCTTCGACTGCGTTAACCGCCGGAATGAGCTTCAATCCTAACTCACGATAGATATCCATCAACGCGCGACCGTCGATCTGCGAACTCCCCAGACAGGCGGGATCGATGACACCTGGAATCCAGCTTCCTCGGCCGCGAATCGCGTAAGCGTGCGACGCCGGTTCGCCCTGACCCTGGTAATGTTCGCTATAAAGGTACACGACGCCCGAGCCGGGGTCGCGCGCTCCCCAGATTACCGCCGTGCGGTTCCAGCCCACATCCATCCCAAACGCCCGTGGCCACTCGTCGGGAATCGGGCGATCGGGCACCATGATTTCGGATTCGGCGATCGGATAGATGGCGCCCGCGCCGAGCGTCGGTTCCCCGTCCGTTCGCGCCTTAATCTGGTAGGGCGGCGTGTTCGCCACCAGCTTGCGTTTCTCCTCCTCATCGAGATGCGGAACGTCCCTCCATCCAGCCTGGACGACGTATTTCGAGAGGTGCGATTCTTCGTTCTCTGGTTCAAGGAAGCCTGAAACGACTTCGCTCATGCCGAGTAACGGAGTGAACGTGGTGTACAGGATGCCTTTGGTGGTCAGCAGCCGGTAAAGCATTTCGGTGTACACGTCCATCGGTGGCTCTTCATCGCACCAGATAAAGTCCTTGGCTTCGCCTTCGAATGCGCGACGGCCCTGCTCGTAGGTCTTGAACCCGAGCTTGGAGTTTTTACCAGAGACGTGCCTCACCCAGACGGTCTCAACCGATCCGGTGATGCCGCGGCCAGCGGTCGTGTGTACGATTGCATCGGTGGGAACCATGCCATCGCCGACGGTCCGCCCGAGCAAGATGCCTTGAACGACGTCCCGTGTGGTCTGCGAGTTCGCCCCGCACGCCCAGCCTTCTGTCGGGCGCTCGAAGCGTTTCCCCTCCCACCATTCCGGATACCGGCCCGTCAGATGACACGTGGCCTCGAAGGCGCCGGCGACGGTTTTCCCAACGCGGTTGGCGGCCATGAACAGGCGCTCCTTGAAATCCCGTCCCGCGCGGAAAAACTCGATGTGCTTCGCGTAGAGCTCCCGGCGAAAGGGTCCCGCATCTGCAAACAGTGTGACGAAGGCGGATCGCCGTCGGCGCTTCTCAGCCTCGATCAACTGCAAATTGAGAAGCAGTTCAGGCTTTACTGTCATGTTGGACCTTCTTGCGAAGCGCCTCCAGTTGATCCAGCTCTTCATCAGTGAGCTTGGATAAATCAGGACGCGAATCGATCGGGATCGGACCGCCATCCGGGCCGCTGTGCTCGTTGCTCATCACATCGCGGTATCCGAGCAGATTTTTCGCGAGAAAGATATTCGCCGCTGGGTTCCCCTTCATCGCCAGGCCCCACAGGCTGCGGCGAAGCGACAACCGCCCCTTGCCTCGGCCTCGCTCCATGGCTTCAATAAAGGCAGGCTGCCGTTTGCGCCGTACGAAGGTCCGTGGACTCACGCCAATGAACCCAGCGATTTCCTCGTCGGAGCAGTGCAGCGCGCAGAGCTTCTCGACCTCGGCAAGATCGATCCTGACTCGCCTGCGTCCCGCTCCCGAACGTATCCCTCCAGCCATGTTAATCTCGCTTTCTAATCAAACATTTCACTTGCTTTCTGCTTCGAACAGAGTGATGGATGGTGTCGCTATGGCAACCTTTACCATCGACTCTGAAAACAACATCACGGCGCACGCCGGGCTTCCCGCCGGCGCCGACGAATCTCAATCGTTCACCAACCAAAAGGAACTCGCGAAACTCACCGCCGACTGGCTGGCTTCCCGGATGGTCGATATCTGGAATAGTTTTGCGGGCGTCGCGCCCTTCGACGATTTGAAACCGGTCAAGAAGTTTACAGACCGAAAAGCGGCGGCCGCGCGCATTTGGAAAGCCGTCGAACGGCTCGCTCCACTGGTTACGCCCACGGCGGCGGACGTCGCGCCACAGAAGGGACGGGCGAAGAAGGCCCCAGGCAAAGGCAAACGGCGCAACACGGCGCGTCCGGGCGCAAAGCGTGGCGCAAACGTCGCCCGAGAGGGCAGCAAGAAGGCCGAGGTGCTGGACCTGATGCGCCGTTCCCAGGGTGCGACGCTCCCAGAGATTATGGAACTGACGGGCTGGCAGGCGCACACGGTCCGCGGCTTCGTAAGCGGGACGCTGACCAAGAAGCTGGGATTGAAAGTCGAATCCTTCCGCTCGGAACGGAAGGAGCGAACTTACCGGATCAAGGGATAGCCCAATCATCGCCCTTCCTTCGCGCCGCCGGGTTGGTCCTGGCGGCGTTTTTCGTTCTGCAGGATCCTCAGCTCGGAACACCAATCCGACAACGCGAGGCACAGTCCCTCCAGATCGGGATGCCCAGAAAGAATCAGCGACTCGATGTCCGCGATCTCCCGGCGGCAGCGATCGATTCATGCCGCGGCTCCCAACCTTTCGCATTTCACTTGCGCGAACGTGAGGCCGTCGGCCTCGAGCGTGGCTTGTTGCCCGGTGAAGTCCTGCCACCGCGTGATAATGACGTCCACGTACTTCGGATCTAGCTCGATGCCGAAACAGACACGCTCAGTCAATTCCGCAGCCATCAGCGAGGTTCCGCTGCCGAGGAAAGGATCGTAAACTACCTCACCGCGTTGTGTGTGGTTCAGGATCGGCCGGCGCATCAGCTCCAGCGGCTTCTGGGTCGGATGATCGAACTTCGCTTCATCCGAGGAATTCATTATGAACTTGGGCGATGCAACTTCCCAGATGGTGGAGTTCTCGCCCGCCTTCCCGTACCACGGAGCATTCTTCTTGCGAACGAACCATGCCGGTTCATGACCGAACCAATAGAGGGTTCTAGTGAGAACCGCCCTCCCCTTATTCCAAATAATTTGCTGATGGTGAAGGAAGCCGATTCGCAGCAGACCGTCCAGAACCTCGCGAGTAAACTTCGAAGCGTGCCAAACGTAGGCAACCTGAAGGCTGGGCACCAGCGCGAATGCTTCTGACCAATCCGCGCGCGTGTCCGAGGAAATGGTCGTGTTCCAGTGGCCTTCGGTCCGATGCTTCATGTAGGATGCTTCGGCCGGGCCATGCTTGTTGATGCCGGCCCGATCACGCCACTCCGAGTCGAGTTCCACACCATAGGGAGGATCTGTGGAGAGTAGCAGCGGCGCACTCTTCCCCAAGAGCCGGGCGACGTCCTCCGCGCTGGTCGCATCCCCGCACAGCAGCCGATGAGGTCCGAGCAGCCACAAGTCTCCCAGGCGCGATGCGGCAACATCCGGTAGTGGAGGAGCCTGCTCTGCCCTCTCCTCATCCATCGGATCGCGCAGCAGCACGTCGAGTTCGTGGACGTTGAAACCTGTCAGGCTGAGATCAAAATCTAGGCTACTCAAATCCGAAAGCTCGGGCGCCAGCAAAGCCAAGTCCCACTCGGCTTCCTCATGGCTGCGATTGTCCATGAGTCGGAGTCCCTTCACCTGCACGGGTGTCAGGTCGCTTGCAACGTGCACGGGGACTTCAGTCAGCCCGAGAAACGTACCGGCCGCGCGACGCAGGTGCCCAATGATGATTACCTCGCGGGCATCGACGACCACGGGCTGACGCCAGCCGTACTCGCGGATTGAGGCAGCGACTTTCGCGATTGCATCAGCGCTCCATTTACGAGCGTTCTTGGGGTAATCCTTGGGACGGTCGATCGGCCACATTTCGATGTTCATATCTTCCCCAAATGTAAGCGATTGGCGCAGGATTTGCTAGAAGTAAATGCTGTGTTTGCAATGGGATATATCAGGAGCGCTCACCCTTGCTCAGGGGTACTCACGCGCCGAGATGGTGCTGCTGCTTGAGGGCGGTCCACTCGCGGCGCTGGTCGGCCCAGGAGAGCAGATTGGCGATCTTCCGAACTGCGGTCTCACTGATGGGATAGCGCCCCGAGGGCGTTGGCGGCAGGTACAGCAGTTCTATCTGAATGTCGGGCGCGAGGTAGTTCAGACGAACGATCTGACTGATCCGCTCCCGGCAGAGGCAGCTGAGGCGCGCGAGGTCAGCGTAGTCCTTGGCTTCGCCACGCCGGATCATATCTTCCAGGTGGATCGCCAAGGCAAGCACCTGGACAATTCGCGGTAGCCGGCCGGAGCTGGGCTGCGCAGCTGCTTCCAACGCCTCCGCCATAGAGCGTGGCTTCTGGTGCAGATGGAACCGAACTTCGAGCGGCGTCTTGGTGCTCATTCGCTTGCTCCCTGCTTCGCGCAAAGCTGCTGGATGCCCTCGCTGTGGAACCCAACCGTGACCTCGCCGGTTCTGCCGTCGTATCTCACGTGCGCGACCAGGCTGCGAATGAAGGTTTCCTTTTCCCACGTGGTGAGCTGGCTCCACAACGGATCGAACTTCTGGAGCGCGGCGGCGACCTCGCCAGGGTCAGCCACTAGCGTATCCGGCGCACGATCTTCCTCCAGCCGCCGTAGAACTTCGGAGAGCAAGGCTGGGTCTTGCGCGAAGTTGCGAAGGTTGTTGATCACCGCTCCTTCGAGCTCCGGCGCTGATATTGATCGCGTTTCGCATTTGTTCCAGCCACGCTGGTGCGCGTTGACGCAGACATAGTAGCGGTAACGCGTGTTTTTCTTCTGCGTGTACGTGTGGATCATCACCGCTCCGCAGCTGCCGCATTCGACCAATCCCTTGAGAAGTGCGTTGTGCTTGTTACGGACACTGCGCCCGCCCTTCCTGGCATTGCGGCTTAGACGTTCCCTCACTTGATCGAACGTACCGTCGTCGATGATTTGCTGGTGTTCACCGTCGAAGAGCTTTCCTTCGAACCTTACCCTGCCTGTGTAAATCGCGTTGGTCAGCAGCGCGTGGAGGGTCGTCTTGCTGAACCGTGACCCGCCCCGCGCGCGGCCCTTCCGCGTGGTCCAGGCTTTCATTCGCCAATCGCGACGGTCCAGTTCTTCGACAACGGGAATGAGGGAGCCAAGTTCGAGGTAGAGCCGGAAAATCTCGCGAACGCGCTCGGCCTCCGCCCGATTCACGACCAGCGCTCCGCCTTTGGGTGCCACATCATAGCCTAAGCTCGGATAACCGCCGATCCACTTCCCCCTCCTTCGGGCTGCGCGCATTTTGTCACGCGTTCGTTCGGCGATCATCTCGCGCTCAAACTGAGCGAAGTTGAGGAGCATGTGGACCATGAACCGTCCCGCTGATGTGCGCGTGTCGAACGGCTGCGTCACCGCAACGAACGTTACGTGATGACTGTCCAGGACCTCCAGGAGTTTCATGAAGTCCGCCAGCGAGCGCGACAGCCGGTCGTACTTGTAAACGACGATGCAATCCGTTTTCCCCGCCTCAATGTCGGCAAGAAGCTGCTTCAGCGCCGGGCGCTCCATGTTGGCCCCACTGAAGCCTCCGTCGTCGTATCGGTCTGGCAGCGCGAGCCATCCTTCGTGCTTCTGGCTCAGGATGTATGCCTCCGCGGACTCTCGCTGCGCATCCAGGCTGTTGAAATCCTGATCCAGTCCCTCCTCGGTGGACTTGCGTGTGTATATGGCACACCGGACCTGGGCCGGCGAGGAGGCCGGGACGGAGCGGATGCGTTTACCCTCAGCGGCCACGGCGGCTCTCCTTCGCACACCCGAAAAACAGGAACCCGTTCCACTTGGTGCCGGTGATCTCTTTTGCGATGGCGCTCAGGGACGCGAATCGCCGTCCGTTGTACTCGAACCCGGTATCGAGCACGCGGACGACGAGGGTCTGACCGCGATGCTCCTTCACAAGGATGCTTCCCGGCATCGGCAATCGCGAATCGTGCGCCGACACGATGCCGCTAACGGTCGCGTGAGGAAGCGGTGACTCGACGCTGCCGCGGCGCACCTGAATCCGCAGGCTCGCCTCTTTTGCGATCGCCAAAGCGTGTTGGCGCGCGGACTCGGGCAACCCACCTTCGCGTTCGGCCTGCACCTGCCTGGCGATTCTTCGGCGGGCCAGTTCGGAGTTGCCAGAGGGAGATGTACGCCCAAACAACCTCCGATGCAGCCGCTGCAATTCATCCGGCTGCATGCGGGCGAGCCGGTCAACATCGATCGGTTCCGTACGCGTTACGACTCGGAGCTTGGCGTTCATGGGACGACTCCATGAACGCTCGCGCCGCTGGAATTAGCAAGCCCGTCATTCCCTGAGTCTTGGGACTTGCTTCCCCCGGCCCGCTGCACCTGTTGATACCTGCGATAAGCGGTCGCCAACAGCACGGCGATTTCGAAGAGGGGCGCGGTCGTGGCGACCGTGATGGACCTTTGTGATCCCCGGATTTCCCCCGATCGCCCCATCAACGCCGCTTGGTGGCCGACCCCGTTCCGATCAACGGGCGGCAAATCCGATAGGTGATCCAGCCTACCCGGCGCGGGGGAACCCGGCTGATTCGCGGTTCTGTCAGTTTTGTCAGTTCTCTCTTCGCCGGAGGCTGGGGATTTTCCAGGGGCCCGGGACCAATTTAGCCACTTGGACACGTGCGCCTCGTAGTTGATTCAGCGTTATTGGCTGGAAGCTGTACCTCCCTCCGTTGGCCGTGTAGGACGGTTGCTGTCGTGATTCGACCCGGTTGTCCCGTCAGTCCTTGTTCTTGAAACGGCAGATTGAGAGCCTTCACTTTCCAATCCGCGTAGGAGGCGCTGGGCGGATCTTCCTGGTTGAGTGCCAGCGGCATCTTCGCAACGCTGGTGGCATCCCATTCACTACGGTCGATGTTCGCGCTCCTTGACTCTCCTGAAATTCGGGCGGAGTGGCTTGCAGCGAACTGACTAAACTGACAAAACCCCGGTTCTGTCGGTTTTGTCAGTTCACATCTGGCGTCCGCCTCAAGATTTCGGGAGGGCCAAACACGACGCCATTGAAGCCAACGCTGTGCTGTCATGCCCTTCCCATTGCTTTCGGATTGACTTGGTAGCGGGGCGAGGCGTGTCGGCCACCGCGCGGCCCTGAGGATGGGGCCGGCATTTCGCGGATCCATCCCAGGTCAGCGAGGATGGAAACCGCCGCGTCCGCCCGCTCTGGCGTATTCAGACCAGCCCACTCCGCACGGTAAACGTCCCGCACGCTGAATAAGCCGTCTCGCCCAACTTCCAGGCGCTTTATGCGTTCAGACAGATCCGCCGCGGCACGCATTTGGGGGGAGATCACACTTCCGTACATCCGACGCGCGTGAGACTCGAAGTAATCGCAGAATGCAGCCGCCTGCTTGGTGTGTTCCAGCGAGACAAACTCTGAGGTCCATGCTCCGGCGGCTGCCTGATCCGCGAGTTCAAACAGCAGAGCCAGCGACGGCATCAGCGAGCCGTACTTACCCAAGTGCGCCGCCAGCGCATCATGGAGGTTCCCGCCCCGCACCTTCGCTTGAAGCTCGGCGTACCAATCGAAGAAGAGCTCTTGCGCCTCCCTCGAGAACTGGAAAAGTACGGGACTTTCCGGCGAGAGTTCCACAAGTCGACGGTAGACGCTCGCTACTTGATCTTCAGCGAAGCGATCCGGAGCCCGGTCTACCATCTTCCAATTCGCAGGAAGATCGGGCCACACCAGCACTTGAAATCGCTGAATCAGACCATCGTCACCCGGGCCAGATTCGAGGGCGTCCGAAAGGTAGGAGCGGAGCCGTCCTGGCTGGATTCCGCCGAGGAGGCTCATGCAAACGTGAGGAACATGGATCGTGCCCCGTTCAATGCGGTCTACCGTGAACCCAGAAGTGCCGTTCCAGGCCTCTAAGCAAAAAGCACGCTCGCCTTCTCGACCGGGCTTATCCAGTTGAGCGAGCCACCCGGTCAGCTCATCCCGTAAAACCAGCACACCCGCTGGATTCTCGCTCATGCTCCGGTGTAAAGCTTCAAAGGTGGCGTCGGTGA